AGCACAAGAGCCCGTCCGGCGGACTGAACGAAAAAGGCCGCGCTGCGTATAACCGCGCGACCGGCAGCAACCTGAAACCCCCGCAGCCTGAAGGCGGATCGCGCAAGAAGAGTTTCTGCGCTCGATCAGCGGGACAGATGAAAATGTTCCCGAAAGCTGCTAAAGACCCGAACAGCAGACTGCGGCTCGCCCGCAAGAAATGGGATTGCTGATATGCGGTCTAAGAAGAACTGGATCGCGGGGGCGATCAAGCCGGAGAATAAAGGCGCGCTCCGTAAGGAACTCGGCGCGAAACCCGGCAAGCCCATCCCGGCTGCAAAACTTGCTGCGGCAGCGAAGAAACCCGGTAAGATCGGCCAGCGCGCTCGACTGGCGCAGACGCTGAGAGGAATGAAGTAATGCCCCGTCCGACATCTGTTTCCGTCACCGGGGTTGCCGCGTCGAACCCGATCCTGCTTGACGTCTTCGGATCACCGAACGTCAGCCTTCAGGCTGTCGTCAGCGGCACGGCGACCTATACGATTCAACAGACGCTGGATAACGTGCGCGACAATGGCGCGGCTGCGGCGAATTGGTTCAGCCATCCCGACACCAATCTTGTCGGAGCGACATCCTCGCAGCAGGGCAACTACGCCTACGTCCCGACGGCGACCCGGATCAATCTGACGTCAGGCACAGGCACGGTCACACTCACGGCTGTTCAGGCGGGGTAGTCATGTCTGGCCTGAACAACGGTTCGTCCGGGCTGTTCAGCGGCGAATCTGGGCTGGTGATCGCCACTCAGTCCGGGCTCTATAACTCGTGGGAAGGTCTTGGCGGTGGTGGCGGCGTAGTCTATTCGCCGGAAGCCTTGGCGCTGTTCGCAAGAATGGTTCCTGAGCCCGACGAAGCCCGGAAGGGGCTCATTAACACAGCCATCTTGGCCCTCCTGACCGGCCCCGTTTCCGGGGCCAACATCTGGGTGAAGTTGGACGCGCTCTATCTGCTCGCGGCCCATAGCCAACAGGCGTCCACCCTGAACTGGAAGGGCGCGAGCTACACGATCACGCTGGGCGGCGGGATGGGAACGACGTCGCCTGATTTTACGACGGATCGTGGGTATCTTGGCGATGGTGTAGGCAAGTTTCTGGACACCAACTTCGCCGACAACACGGCGGCGGTGAACTGGTCGCAGGATAGCGCCTCATTGGGGGTGTGGGTCAACCAGGACAACGGGGCCACAATCCCGGTCGCGGGTGTTACCGCGAGCGCCAACACGCGGTTAAATCCCAATTCTGCCGGGACAGTCAACGCTCGCATACACGGCACTGTACAGGCGACCACGACTGGGGGTGTTAATAGATTGGGGCTTCTTGTTGGTGTTCGAGTATCATCTTCGACAGTAAATCTCTATCGCGGCGGTGTATCCATCGCTACAACGGGGGCTTCGACTAGCGCTGGGCCAGTCAGTGGCACCCTCCGTATCCTTCAAAGTAGCGTCGGCACAACCAACGACCGCGTGGCCGCTGGAGTCATCGCTGGGGCTCTGACGGCGAATGAAAACCTTGATCTCTACAATGCCATGAGTGGGTATCTCACTGGTGTTGGAGGTGCGTAGTGTCTGGCCTCAATAACGGTTCCAATGGTCTGTTCAGCGGGGCGTCCGGCTTGGCTATTGCCACCTCTGCGGGTTCGGGTCTTTACAACCAGTGGGAAGGTTTGAGCGGCGGTGGCGAGACGCCCCCGCTCCCGCCGACGCAGACGATTAGTTTCGGCGCGAAGACACGCACGGGGCATGGGGCTAGCCTTCTGGGGTATACCGGCGTGGGAACGCTCAGTATTGTGTCCGGGAACGCCGCCGGGCATTTTCAAATTGGACAAAACGCGCTCAGCCCAAAGGGGTCTGGGGGCTACGGAACCGCCGGGCCAACATTCGCAGGCCCATACACCTTGGTCGTTACAGACGGAACGTATAGTTCCACAGTCACCATCAACATTGTCCCCAACGCCTTCACCGTTCGTGAGATGACTTCCGTCGCCAATGGCGGTCGGTGGGTGACGGACAGTATGTACACGGTGGACGCCGCCAACGCGCATCAGATACGCACCCTCGCGGCGGGCACGATCCTCACTCTTGGCGACAGGATTTATGGTCGTGACGGGACGTTGAATCCGACCGGGCTCAACATGACCATTCGCCCGGCGGTATCGTACAGCGGGACCGGGGTTATCACGATTCAGTCGGAGACCGTTGACGCCAGCGTTGACGCGAACGGCATACCGAACCGGATGCACGGCTTCAAGATCGGCGGCCTCTCGTTCGACGCGGCGGTGTCCGGCGATGTTCTGATGCCGTTTGATTTCCAGGATGTCTGGATAGATGTCGGTGGCAGCCTTCTCACGGGAATCAGATACGCGACCTCCAGCGGCTGGGGCGTCTCCATAGACAACAGCCGATTGAACGCTGCCGCGACCCATACCAACCCGTCTGGGTGCAAGGGCTTTGAACTCCGGGGCGCTACGGCCTACGTCGCGCATTGCACAAACACCACCGCCACGAATCTCAGCAAGGCGATCACGGTCTCAAGTTCTGTCGCTGGCGGACGCACGGCGGGCGCTATCATCGAGGATAACTACGCTTACGAACTGTACGAAGACCACATCACCGACACAGGAACGGTAAGCTCCATCAAGCGAAACTTCTCGCGAGACTATAACTACGCAGGAATCGGAGACCACCCGGACGGGTATCAGCATATCCATGACGGGCTCGCGCCGACGACTTACGACGGCCCGATCTGTGAAAACAACATCATCGTTACAAATACGACGGCGGCCTTCGACCCGCAGGGGGTGTTCTCTGACGACAGCGCCGCCGCTCGGTTCCTGACGAATGTTGTGTTCTCCAAAAACATCGTCATCTGCGTACACCCGAACGGCGTGTTCATGGCCCGCATGAACGGCCCGACGAGTCAGTTCAATACCGCTCTATCGAATGTGACAGTGAACGCAATCGGCCCCAACCCCGCGCCAACCACGGTCAAAGTGGTTGTCCCATCTGGGAAGGCCGGGACAGACGGTACGTTCAACTACAACGTAGCGAACGACGTTGATGTCGTTTCTCAGGCAGGAACGGTCGTATCTACGCCGAACACGGAACTGACGACAAAAACCTTGGCGGCCTACCAAGTGGCGTTCCCGAACTACACGGAAGACGGCCTAGTCAGTTTTGAGACGGTCATGGCTGCCCTGACCCCAGCCGACGTTCTCGTTGCTGATGGCGGCTGCAAGAACCCTGACGGCACCTACAATGGCGCGATTGGGCCGGATGGTGACTGGAACACGGGAGGGGTGTACTAATGACAGGTGATACAAAAACCTGCTAAGAGCGCGACACCTAGGAAGAAAGATGGCTGATGACGTCGAGTGGGACATACACGTTCTCTAGCCTCGCGCAGATCGACTTCATCACTGAAGCGTTCGAGCGGTGTGGACGTGCGCCCTCGTCCCTCTCGGCCAATGACATAGACAGTGCTCGCCGGTCGATTAACTTCATGTTCTCAGAGTGGGCCAATAACGGGCCAAATCTCTGGGAGGTAGACCTACAGTCAGTGGCTCTAGTCGCTGGAGTATCCGAATACACGCTTCAGGAACGCACGGTAAACCTGCTGCAAGTCTTCTCACGCACGACGTCGGGTGGTATCAATACTGATCTGATACTTCAGCCGATCAGCCGGGCTGAATACGCGGCGCTGCCGAACAAGGCTCAACAGGGCGCGCGCCCGACGCAGTATTATTTCCAGCGCACGATCACGCCGTCGATCTTCGTATGGCCAGTCCCACAGGATGCGACGGTCACGCTGTATTACTACCGTATGAAAATGCAGGAAGACGCCGGGGCTTTCACCGATAGCTTGAACGCGCCGAACCGCTGGATGGAGGCCATCGCGTCGGGACTCGCGGCGAAACTGGCGGTGAAGTTCGCGCCCGAGCGGCAGGCGACGCTTCAGATGCTGGCTCAGAAGTCCTATGACATCGCGGCGGCGGAAGATCGAGAGCGTGTTCCGCTTCGCATCACCATCGACGGGTGGCTGTCCTGATGCAGTACGGTCACGGCGCAGGCCGGAAATTCCGAGAGTGGCCGAACTTCGACGCCAAGAGCCCACGCGCTCTGGCGATCTGTGATGGCTGCGGCTTCATGGTTCAGCACGAGACTCTGCGCGAGAAGAAAGACTATCGCGGCGGATCGGCCCCTGTCGGGCTGGGCCTTTACGTGTGCGCGTCCTGCGATGACGTCCCTCAGCCGTACTACCGTCGGCAACTCCTGCGGCCTGATCCCGTGCCTGTGGATAACCCGCGCCGCGATACGCAGGACACGGCGACGAACGCTCAGACGGCGGCGGCTGATCAGGAATCAATTGACCTGAACATAGAGTATGGGCTGGCATAGACCATGGCGAACGTAAAATTCACAGACCTGCCCTCGGCTACCGCTCTGGATGGCACAGAGATCACCGCCATCGTGCAGGGCGGTGTGAGTGTGCAGACAACCGCTGAAGCTATCGGTTATTCCGGGAAGTCTTACGGATCGTTCTGCGATGTCACTGATCAGACCGGCAACGTCAGCACGCCGACGGCTGTGAAGTTCGGCACAAACATCATCAACTCGGCTGGTGTCACGGTTGTCACAGACGGATCGCACCTCACTCGCGTCACGCTCGCTGACGCTGGGACGTATATTGTCTCCTACAGTTTACAGTGTGCAAACTCCGACACCAACGACCACGATATCTCGATCTGGCTCCGGCTAAACGGCACGGACATCACCAATACTGGCCGCAAGCAGACCGTCCCGAAGGCCGCTGACGGTGGCATCCATACGGCGCAGACCACCTACACTGTGGTCGCTACAGCAGGACAATACGTTCAGGTCATGTGGCTGCCAGAGAACGTCACGGTGACGCTTGACCATACAGCCGCCGCTGTCGGACCCCCCGCAGTCCCGGAGATCCCGTCGTCGTATGTGGTGGTTCAGCGTGTAGCATGATCGAGGAACTGATCAGCCGCGTTTTCTTCACACGCAACGTCGCCCACTGGAATCACTGGCGAGCCACGGGCGCTGGTAGTTACGCCCGCCATCAGGCGCTCGGCGAGTTCTATGACGCGGTGATCGACTCGCTGGACACGCTGGTTGAGGCGTACCAGGGCGCATACGAATTGATCGGCGGCATCCCTGCCCCGAGCATCAAAGAGACCGACATCCTCAAGATGCTGGAGGCGGACTGCCAATGGATCGAGCAGAACCACGAAACGATCTGCAAGGGCAATCGGGCGGTCGCCAATCTCATCGACGGATTAAGCGAGGTCTACCTCTCGGCCATCTACAAGCTGAGAAACCTAAAGTGACCCAGCCGACCCACGCCGAACTGAAGGACGACATCAAGAAGGTGTACGTCGAACTCGGCGCGACGTCTCAGCAGATCGAGAACCTTGAGGTTCGTGCCAGTGGACACGACGACAGGTTGCAGGCTATTCAGGCGCAAGTCGATCACAACGCCAGGATGTCGGAGGCGGTCTTGCACGCACTGAATGAAATGCGCGAGGATATAGCCGCCATCAAGGATAAGGTTTTCGCGTGGGAGATGTTCAAGGCGCGCGTGATCTGGGTGACGTCCACCATCGCGGCGGCCTTCAGCGTCGCCGCCGCGTTCCTGTGGTGGCTGGTGGGCGACAAGGTGGCGCATTTCTTTAAGGGGGCTCCGCCAGCGCCTTAATTCGCAGTCGATAGCCGGGGGACCTTATGGCCGCACCGAAACGAAGCGACGAACAACTAAAAATCATGCGCGAACTGGTGGAAGCCAAGTTGCGCGAAGGCTTTAGGCCCATGGGGGTGACGGGCGCTGGACCCGGCGCTATCGCGGCAGCGGCGAAGGACGCCGTTGCAATTGGTCTATACGGAACACCGTCTGCCTTTATTTCGGCGGTGTCGAACAACATCGAAGACGTCAACCCGGACTGGTCGCTGTACCGCCCGGCGCGGTACCATCAACCAGTACCATTGGCGGTGGTCAACGCAGCCGCTGCCGCTCCGCCGATGGAACCCTCAGGCACGCCTCGCCGCATCCTCGCGATAGGCGATCTGCACCAAGACCCGCGCCACCCCGACCGCTTGGCCGTAATGACGTGGCTGGGTCGTATGGCCTCAGAACACCGCCCTGAGCGGATCATTCAGATCGGGGACTGGTCTACGTTCGACAGCGTGAATATGCACGACGACAACGCCACATTGGCCGCGCGCGTGAAGCCCACGATCCGGCAAGACCTAGAGAACCTGACGCAATCCCATCAAGCCTTCCGCCGTGGAATGGCGGACGATTACAAACCGAAGATGGATGTGGTTCTGGGCAACCACGAGAACCGGCTCGAAAGGTTTGAGAACATCAACCCCGAGGCTCACGGCACCTACACCCTCTCTCGTGACGAGACGTTCGCTCAGTTCGGCTGGCGCACGCGACCATATGGCGAGATGATGTACGTCGAAGGTGTGGCATTTACGCACCACCCGGTGAACGGGGCAGGGCGGGCGTTCGGCGGCAAGACCGGACCCCAACGCGCGGCGAACGAATCAACCGTGCCTGTGGTGTCGGGCCATACGCATCGCAGGCAGGTTCACGAGAGCCCTAAGATCGGCCCCATCGACGTGATCAGCATGGTCGAGATTGGCTGCGGCCTACCGTGGGGAACGGTGGAAGGCTACGCAAAGCACTCGCTCACGGGCTGGTGGTGGGGCGCAGTCCTCATGACTGTCCAGGGAGGCACGATAACTGACCTGAATTTCGTCAGCATGAAGACGATCCGGGACCGCTATTCGGACGATGGCTCCGATGTTATATCTTGAGTGTGACTTTCGCCGCGCCTGTAAAGCGTGGCTTTACATATGGCGACATTCTTAAACCGCGAGGCGCGCATGAGCTTCATCGAGGCCGACCACCACACACGCGTCAAGGGCTGGCGTTGGCGTAGTTTCTCCCCGGCTGAGATCGCCTGTCGTGGAACCGGCGCGCTCAAGATCAGCGTCGATGCGATGGACAAACTGCAAATCCTCCGCGACCGGATCGGCTCGCCGCTGATCATCAATTCCGCCTACCGCTCGCCTTCTCACAACCGGAAGATTGGTGGCGCGCGGAACAGCCAGCACCTTCTCGGCATCGCGTTCGACGTGTCGATGGCGAACCATGACCCGGAAGTGTTTGAACGCGAGGCGCGGGCGTGCGGCTTTACGGGCTTTGGGTTCTATCCGCCGGGGAAGGGTGACTTCATCCATATCGACACCGGCAAAGCCCGATCATGGGGAACCCGCTGGGAAGCACCGAAGTTCGACTCCGAGCCCAAGGCCAAGATGATCAGCGCCCCGGCTGCTGTTGCGACAACGACAGTGACTACGGTCGCGGCGGCGTTTGAGGCGGTGGACCCGGAAAACCTCGTTGCCATTCAAGCCGTGGTTCAGCCGATGATCCCCTACGCTTCAATCTTCCAGGGTGTGTTCGTGGCCTGCGGCGTGGGAATCGTTCTCTGGACGGTATGGAAACGGTTCTTCCGCAAGGCACCATGAATGTGGGCGCTCGCGCACGTTATCGAAGGCATCCTGATCGGTGTCACTGTAGCGTGGTGGTGTTGGCGTAAGTGATACATAACCTATGACCTTCTCGGAGCCCGATGATGTACGCCTCAGAATGGCTGGTCCTGATCATCGGGTTTCTGGTCGGCTTGCTGGTCGCGGTGAAGGTTGTCGCGTTCGTTCTGATCGTCGCGTATAAGGCTTTCGTGTCGAAACTGTTGGGCAAGTCGCGCTGACATGCAGGTTCCCGTGATCGCCTACATCGTCGCCGGTTGTGTCGTTGCTGGCGTTCTCGGTGGCTGGACTGTCCGTGACTGGAAAGCCGACGCGGATGCGCTTGCTGCTGTTCGCAAGACCGAGCGTATTCAGGCTCAGATGCAGGCTAAGATCGACGCCAAGGCCACGGAGTTCGAGGCGTTCCGGGCTACGATTGAGCCTGCCCGCGTCGAGAGCCGCAATACGATCAGGGAGATTTTCAGAGATGTTCCAGTCCGCGCTGATTGCGCTCCTCCTGCCGGTGCTGTCAGCCTGCTCGACGGCCTCGTTGCTCGCGCGAACTCCGCCGCTTCAGGCCAATCTGGCGTCACCATGTC